GGGAATCCCCTATATCGTGACCTTGTCCCACACATCTATCTGCTACTATCAAAACTCGACATCAGAGAAAGTGATCTCCCTCGAGTATTCGCTCGATGGGGATGGAATCAATACACCTGGAAAGAGTCCAAATTTAATCAGCTCTATCGAGGATCAATATATCTCTCTGAGGGATATGATAAAATTGATAACTCAATGATGTATCAAGAATCCAAATATCAACAGATCCTGGATGAATTCATGGATGACAATTCAGAGAATGACCAGATTCTATTCTGCAAAGAAATAACAAAGATGCATTTATGTGGGATGACCTATCGAGAGATCAGGTCTCTCACTGGCATCTCCCTGGACACTATTCACAAAGCAATTAAAAAATTCAAAAATGATCTTAACAATTTTGCTTGTCTCAATTGGACTGGCGAGAGCTCTCCAGAGTTTTCCTCTCCCCAACATTAAACCATTCAACTGCCAGAGCTGTTTATCATTCTGGATATCATTGGTGGCACTGGGAGTCTATGACTGGAAGTGGATGCATGTTGCATTCATTACATATTTATTATCTGACTTAATCTTAATATATGAAAATAAGTGACAAACTAGAATCTCAAGTAAAGAGATACATTCACACCAGATCATTCGCTCTGGATATACCAATGAAAAAAGAACTGGAAGAAATCCACAAAGAACATGGATTCGGAAAGGTCAACATCGGATGCTCCACTTGTTTGAGATCTGCAATGCAGAGGATTGCAAAAGTATATCAAGAGATACCAAAGGAGAAACCTAAACTCCACTTTGTAGGCATCAAACAAAAGACAATGAAAGAGCTGAGAGCAGAGGCAAAGGATAGAGGGATAACAGTGCCATTCGGAATCAAGAAAACAGAACTCATTGAACTGCTGAAATGATATACATTCATCCCACTGCTGTGATCTATGACAATGTCACTATCCTTGGAGACAATGTTTATATCGGTGCATTCTGCATCATTGGAGCTCCAGCAGAATCCAAAAAAGTTTGGGGTTATCAAGGTCATGGAGTGACCATCGGAGAGAATGTCATTCTGCATGGTCATTGCACCATTGACTCTGGAGCAACAAGGTCAACATATATCGGTGACAATACTTTCATCATGAAAGCTGTTCACATTGGTCATGATGCAGAGATCCAGAATGGAGTCACAATCTCTCCTCATGCTGTCATTGGAGGATATGTCACAATCGATGAGAGAACGAATCTGGGAATGGGAGCAATCATTCACCAGAGACTATATGTCCCAAAAGATTGCATGATAGGGATGGGAGCTGTCATCACAAAGAAAACAGAACTCAAAGCAAATGGAGTCTATGTCGGAGCTCCAGCGAAGTGGATCAGAGAAAACAACAGAATATGAAAGTCATTGTCATCAGTTGTATGCATGGGAGACAAAAGACAGTCTCAGAATGTATCAAGAGAATGCCATTCATTGACAAGATATACATTGCCTCCAGAGATGAGGATATTGAATTCCTCAAGTCTCAACCAATTCTGGCATATGGACAATACAAAAACAATCCTCTCTCCTGGAAGTGGAATACAGCAATCCAATTGCTCAGAGACGTTGATTTCGATGCTGTTATTCTGCTAGGATCTGATGACTATATCGATGAAAAATATCTCAGATATATTGAAGAAAATATCTCACAATATGATATGATCGGATTCTCTGACATCTACTTTCAAGAGGATGGTCAGATGTACTACTGGAGAGGATATGAGAATCACAGAAAGGGAGAGCCATCTGGAGCTGGTAAAACATATACCAAGAAATTCCTTGAAAAGATAAACTACAATCTCTTTCCATTAGCTCTCAACAAAGGACTGGATTCTCTCTCCTGGAATATAGTCAAAAGGAGGACATCGAATATCCATATCACATCACTCAAGGAGCAGGGTCTCCTCCTGGTTGATATCAAGGATGGTGAGGGACTCACATCACTAAATAAATTTACTAACTTAGAGAATGCGAACAGCTCCACATAATACAATAAACTAATGGCATACTCTGATGAATTCATAAGACATCTGGAGGAACTTGCTTATATCTACATTGAGGAATGTTTGTCTAATAGAAAGGAAATGATTTCTAATAAGGGAGATATTGTCCTTGTTTCTGATAGACATATTCCAACAATAGACTATTTTTTGAGGATCTGGATTCCATTGGTGAGGAAAGAGAAGTCAATTCATAGGGATACATACTATACCTGGTTGAATTCTGATGACAAACTCAAATCCGACACTATCAAAAAGATAGACGATCTCTTCAAAGGTCTGGCAAGGGACATTGTAGCGAATGAGGGCAAGGGGATATTCTACGCAAAGAATGCTCTTGGGATGCATGACAAACAACATCTCGAGCAGAAGAATGTTGATCGCTTTGATTTTGAATGAGCACTGTCAAAGGTTATAAACCACACAATAAACAGAGGGAGATCCATGATTCAATCAATCATGGTCATGAGAAATATTATGCTCTCAACATTGGGAGACAATTCGGAAAAACTCTCCTGGGAATCAATCAACTTCTCTGGTGGGCAATCAATGACAAAGGTTGCAAGATTGCATGGGTGACTCCAGTCTATAAGCAAGGGAAGAAAGTATTCGCAGAGCTCGAGAGAGCTGTGGTCAAATCTGGTTTATTCCAGTTCAATAGATCAGATCTGGTGGTGAGTGGGTTTGGATCAACAATTGAGTTCTTCTCTGGAGAGAGACCAGACAACATCCGAGGGAATACCTTTGATTATATGGTCATTGATGAGATGGCATTCACCAGGTCAGAGCTCTGGGATGAGGTACTCAGTGCCACTGTCATGGTCAAGGGTAAAAAGGTGATATTCATATCCACTCCAAAAGGGAAGAATCATTTCCATCGGATATGTATGCAACACAACTATGATGACAGATATGCATACTTCCACTACTCCTCATATGACAATCCCATGATTGATCCAAGGGAGCTGGATGAGAGGAAGAGATCACTCCCAGATCACATCTTCAAACAAGAGTATCTTGCAGAGTTCATTGACAATGCATCTGGACTATTCAAGAATATCAACTCTCTGAAAGGTAGCTATCAACCAGGGGACAAGGCATATGCTGGTTTGGACATTGGAAGAGCTGATGACTACACTGTGCTGACAATACTCAATGAGGATGGAGAGATGTTCTATCTCAACAGATGGAGACATGACGAGTGGAACAAGATCATTGACAAGGTTGCTGATGCCATCAACAGATTCAAAGCTGTCACTCTCATCGAGGTGAACAACCAGGGTGATGTATTCCATGAGATACTGAGAGACAAGTGCAGAGGGTTGATTGTGCCATTCACAACCACATCAAAAACGAAGCCAGTGATCATTGAGGATCTGGCATTGTCATTCGAGCAATCAGATATCAAGATATTGGATGAGCAATGGTTGATTGATGAGCTTGAAAATTTTACCTATATTTACAGCTCACATTCTAGGTCAGTTCAATACTCAGCTCCAGATGGATTGCATGATGATGGAGTCATGAGTTTGGCACTGGCATGGCATTGTAGGAAGACTCAAAAGAACAAAGGAAAATATCACGTTATTAGAGCATGAAAGAATTCAAAATCAAACTCCCTCAAACCATCAGAGACTGTCAACCAGATATGCTGGTCAAGTGGTTGGTATTATCAGAGAGCATCAAGGACATCAACAAGAATGACATTGTCAAGATGTTGGACTTCCAATGTCAGATACTGAGTATCTTCTCAAGGTTGTCAGTGAACAAAATCAAGAAAGGATCAATTGACTCAATCACTGCTCCAGCTCAACACATCATGGAGATGCTGGGTGCATACAAGTATCAAGAGCCATCTGAGTTCATTGAGGTCAAGGGAAAGAGATTCAGATTTGAGAAGAACTTTGCTCATGTCACCACTGGTCAGATCATAGACTTGAAACTCGCTGGAGAGATCACTGAGAATCCATATGCTCCATTGACAATCATGTATGTTGAGGAGGGGATGGAGTATTGTCAAGAGGATGAGAGAGGGAGAGTGCAGAATCCGAATGAGAAGAGGGAGCAACTATTCAGAGAGTACTTTCCTGGAGATGAGTTCTTGAATTTCTTCAATTTTTTTTTGCGAGATTACGAGACCAGGAGAGTCGCTATCTTGGGGATTCAGACAGCGAGGATGATGATGGAGAGGATGAAAGTGGAGCAAGAGTTGAAGATTCAGAGTGGTTCACTTGGACAAAGATCCTCCATCGATTATCAAAAGAGATGGGACAAGATGTGGGAAAGATTGCACAACAGCCATATGTGAAGACATTGTTCTGGATGAATTTCTTCAAGCTGTCAGACGAACAAGAACGCATATTATTAAAACGGAGCAATGGCTGATTTTGACTTTCTTGAAACTGAGTTCGGCATATCTGAGAAAGACATTGCAAAGCCAGAGAGCATCTATGACAAGCTGATCATTGACATTGCAAATCAAGTCACATCAGATCTGAGAGAGTCAACCAGCAAGAAAGCCAGGAACACTGGAGGATTGACTCAATCGATTGCATATGTACCGAATGGGAAACTGTCGTTTGAGATCCAGGCTGATGACTACTACAAGTTCATTGATGAGGGTGTGAATCCAGTTGGTCAGAATAAGTTCGCCACTCCTTACCAGTTCAAAACTCCCTTTGTGAGTGAGAATCATGCCAAAGCTCTACAACAGAGTTATGGATATACATCCTCTCATGCATATGCATCTGCAAGGGTGACAAAAAATAAATATGGAATTGAACCAAGGAACATCACTGACTCAGTGATCAATGATAAATATCTTGAAAGGATAGCATCTGATCTTGCTGAGGTGACTGGGTTGATGTTTGAGGTGACATTTGAAAAAAATACTAAATAAATGGCAATAACAATATACGATGAGCCACAGCTATACTCACCGAGTGGGAATCCATTGGTGTTCACATTCTCATCTGATGAGACAGCTCAAGAGAATTTCAGTTTCATAGTTGAGGTATATGTGGAGGGATCTCTCCATTCCACTCACCAGGTATTCAGACAATTCAACACTCTGAGCAGATTCGATTGTTCTGGGATCTTGTCAAGCACATTGGAATCTCCATTGATTGTGGATGGATCATTGACAACCACATATGACTCTGCAATCAATTCATATTACATCAAGGTATATGAGAAGTATGGATCAACTCCAGTCATCCAGGCAAGTGCAACCAGCTCAACACTGAATGCATTCAATGGATCACTGCGACATCCAGAGTGGATTGATTTTGACTATTTGAACTACAACTCAGATACTGACAATGCGACCAGTGAGATATTGTTCATGAGTAACTTTCCCAGAGATAGGAGATATTATTGTGGACTTGAGGAGAGAGTATTCTTGGGAATCCTTTGTGATGACACTGGGATGAATATCAGAATCAGATTGTATGACTCAACTGGATCTCAGATTGCAACAGATCTCACTGCTGTGACTCTGAGTCAGTTCATTGTGTTCGATGCATCTCCATCCACTATCATTGCGAATACTTCCATCACCAGTGCGAACTTTGACTCTTGTGCATATTACACTGTCCAAGCTCGTCCCACTGGAGGAGGAGCATATGTGGGAGCATCTGAGGAGTTTAGAATCGACATTGACCTGGAGTGCAAGAGATACGCAACCAATAGACTCCACTGGTTGAATAAGTTCGGAGTATGGGATTCATTCACTTTCACTCTTGTCTCAGTGACATCGAGCAACATTGAGTCATCTGGATATTCAAGGGAGAAAGGAGTTTGGAATAATACATCATACACATATCCATTGTATCAAGGAGAGAGAGTCACATATTCCAAGAGGTCAACAGATCAGCTTGTATTGAATTCTGACTGGATCAAGGAGGATGTCCAGCAATGGCTGGTGAGAAGTCTCCTGGAGTCTCCCATTGTATATCTTGAGCAGAGCAATGGATTTGAGCCAGTGAACATCAACAATAGTACATATCAATTTAAAACAAAGAGAAGAGATGGATTAATTCAAGAGCAGATCACAATTGACCGAACATATTCATTCACTTCTCAACTCAACTAAATGGCTGGAGAACTATTCATCAATGATAGACTGGTTGACCTGGATCAGAGCATCCCATTTCCACTGACATTCAACATCTCTGACATCAAGGATGTGAGTGCTAGGAAAGGGAATAAGTCAAAGACAATCTCTCTTCCAGGTACTCGGAGAAACTACGAGCTCATGCTCTCAGTGTTCACAGTCTCAACCATTGACAAGATATCAGATACTGAAAGTGATTTCATTGACTTCGATCCAAGTATCAAAGCAACTGCGAGATACTATCAGAATGGATTGCTGGAGTTCAATGGAGTTGCTCAGTTGATGGAATGCAAACTTAATAAGGGATCATGGACATTCGATGTCACTCTGGTCTCAGATACGATTGACTACATCTCCAGACTTGCAAAGATTAAAATCAATGAGCTCGGATGGTCAGAATACAATCATGCTTTGACACTGGCAAATCAAGAGAACTCATGGAGTGGATTGATAGAGCTGAATGGATCTCCATCGTATGTCTACAGCTCTCCAGATTGGAGTGGTAGGGGATATTATTATGGAATCATTGACTATGGATATGGGAGACCTACTCCAGAGACATTCGGAGTGGAGCAATTGCCACCACAAGCATTCTGCTATGAGATCCTTGAGAAAGCATTCGATTATGCTGGAATCTCATGGAGGTCTAATTTCTTGGAGAGTCAGAGATTCAAAAGATTATTGATGGCATATGCTGGAGGTGATCTTCCCACTATTGATGCAACTGAGAGCAACAATGACTCTGCATTCACAACAGAAACGAACAACACTGGAGGATTCATCATCAATGGATCATCAACGGTGTTCACTGAGCAAGGGGATCAACCTGGATTCTTGAATACATTCAATCAGACATATGCAGATAACTATGATGCCACTATCAACCAGGACAATCTTGGTCAGATTCAGACAACTACTCCAGTGAAGTTTGTCTCAGCATCTGAGGCATTGTTCACAGTGGAATACTTGGGAGATCATGACTTGACAATCAACATCACTACAAATGGGACTGGTGCAACATTGGTCAATGGATCATATTTCTTGAAGCTGTTTGGATACAAAAATGGAGTGAATCTGTTTGATGATGTGATATATTCTGGATCTATCACCTCAACATCCACATCGACAACTTTCTCATTTGATTATTCAAGGCAAGTGAATTTGGAGATCAATGATGAATTGACATTCAAGATCGGATTCTTTTTACAGAATACAACCATACAACAAACATCTCTGACAAGTGCAACCACAACCATTGAGGTCACATCAAACACTGCTGATCTGAATATCACAAAAGATACTCAAGAGCTCTCTGCTGGAGGTACTGTGAACTTGGGTGCATTCTTACCAGATATGGATTGTGCGACCTATTTCAAGGGACTGATCACAGCATTCAATCTATTTGTCAAACCAGCGAATGACTCTCCATCTGTTTTGGAGATAGAGCCACTGGTTGACTTCTACAATGCATCTGGAGATGCCATTGACTGGACATATCTGATCGATAGAGACAAGGAGATCAAGGTGACTCCGACCATCAACTTCGCATCTAAGAATTACAGATTCCTATTTGAGCAAGATGATGACTATTGGAATACAAGATATCTGGATGATGTCCAGAAACAATATGGACAATTCATGCTGGAGAGTCAATCTCAGTTCGCTGTCAATGACACTGAGTTGAAACTGCCTTTCTCTCAAAAGTTGCTTGTCAAGATACCAACAGATTCACCAGGGGGATTCACTGATTTGATTGTACCAAGATCATTCCAGGTCAAGTTCAATGAGGATGGGACAAGTGCCATCGAGAAGAAGAAAGGGAAACCATTCATTGTGCAACTGGGAGGATTGAGAACTGGTGACTGGATTCACAGATCAGAGAGCTTTGTTGATACAGCTCGAAGCTCATATCCATATGTTGGTCACTTGGACAATCTTGACTCACCATCATTTGACTTTAATTTTGGCATTCCAGACTATGTGTTCTGGCAGACTGATGCATATACAACCAACAATCTGTACTTGTATCATGAGAGATTCATCAAGGAGATTGTTTCAAGGTTTGGAAAGCAACTGACTGCATATGCACAGCTCGGAGCTGAGAATATCAATTCTCTTGATTTCAGAAATCTCATCAACATTGATGGGGTTGTGTATCGATTGCAGAAAGTGAGTGACTATGACTCTGGGAAAAATACATCCACTCAAATCGAACTAATTCGCATAATACAAGGAGAGGGAATACAAACAACCACTGTCATCCCTCCACTCGATCCATTCGGAAATCCTTTGACTAGGATCACAGAATATGGAGAGATCAGAGTGACTGAGGATGGAGTGGATAGATATATTGAATAAGCATGGGAATAAAAATATCAGAATTTCAGAGTTTTGTCGGTAGTGTCCAGGATACTGATCTCTTGGAGATTTCAGTTGACAATGGACTCGGAGGATTCAACTCAAGGAAAATCACTGGAGCTCAATTGAAAACATTGATTCAGGGATTCACCATTTATGATGCTGATGGGACAATCTCATCAAATAGAACTGTTGATGTGGATGGGAATTCACTGACATTCAACAAGATCAAGGAGATATCCTTTTCTGTTGATGGTCCGACATCTGGATTCAATCCATATTATAAAATAACAACCAACAAAACAACTGGAAAAGACTTCTTTCAGATATACAACAACACTGATGGTCAAGAGCAATTCAGAGTCATGGCTGATGGAAAGGTTGAAATCAATTCAGCATATACATTGCCAGAGGTTGATGGTGGAGCTGGTCAAGTATTGACTACTGATGGATTTGGGAGTGTATCATTCACATCTCAGACAACTGGTTTATTCTCTCAGACTGCTGATGGCACTGCTGTCACCAATACAACCACTCCGACAAATATCCTTGGATCTGGATTGGGATCATTGACTGTCCCAGCGAATGGATTCAGTGTGGGAGATTGCTTTCATTGTAATATCAAAGGACAAATCTCAGCTCTCAACAATGAGACTCTTGTCATTGAGTTAAAATCTGGAGCTGTCACTCTTGCAAGTAGTGGATCATTGACTCTTCCAACAATGACCAGTCAACCGTTTGAGCTGGAAGCTGATTTCACCATCAGAGCAACTGGAGGAGCAACAACAGCATCCATATTCACTTGTGCTGAATTCAACTACATTCAAAACTCTGGGACATCATTCCAGGGAAAGATGTTTCAAAGTTTAAACAATACAACCTTTGATACAACCATCTCAAACACTCTGGAGGTGCATGTCACATGGGGGACTGCGAATGCATCCAACAGCATACAAACGAGATTAACTAATTTAAGACGAATATATTAAAAACAAATAATCATGTCAAGTACAGATATCAGCGTAATATCAGCGAATCAAGGGACATTCATAGTGAATGATACCACAGAGAAAACAGCATCTCATGATGCCATTGTTGTCCTTGAGGACACAGTATTCACCAGCATTAAAGTGGGAGGAGTAGATGTGAAAGATGAGTATATCTCAACTCCAGCAACTGCTGTCAAAGCTGGTGCAATCATCAGACCATATGATGCGAAGAAATTCAGTGGACTTCAATTGACTTCTGGATCAGTAGCTATTGTGATATGAATGGGGTTGGATATGGGATCACTCCTTTTATGGGTGCATCTGGTATATTAGCCAGGAGCTCTGGAGGAGGTGGAGTGCCTTTTACTAATACTTATTCAATGTCACTAGATGGTGTGGATGAATGCTTTGATGTTGGAAATCCTGCTAGTTTACAAATTACAGGCGCTTTAACTATATCGGCGTGGGTTAAGACAGCTAGTAATAAAGATGCAATAATCGTAAGCAAAGACGACCAAACAAATAGAAGTTTTACATTATGGGCAAATTTAGCAGGAGGTGGAGCGAATTATACTTCTTTGTATGTGTTTAGCGGAGGTGCTGCAACAAGCGTTATATCTAATACATTGTTAACAGCAGGAACTTGGCATCACGTTATGGCTGTTTATGTGCCATCTACTACAATGAAAATATACATAAATGGAGTTCTAAATAAAGAAAATACTACTTCAATTCCTGCTAGTATTGACAATGACCCTGCAAACTTTTTAATAGGTAAAGGATTAACGGCAGGCTATAATTTCTACGGCAACATTGACGAAGTAGCAATATGGAACAGCGACCAAAGCGCAAACATTTCTACTATTTACAATTCAGGAACACCTGCAGATCTTACAAGCCTTTCGCCTGTTTCTTGGTGGCGTATGGGAGATGGAGATACTTGGGGAGGTTCATCTTGGACACTTACTGACAATGGTTCAGGTGGCAATGATGCAACTAGCGTAAATATGGAGGAAGCAGACCGAGTTACAGACGTTCCTTAAATAATAAAAAAATGAATTTAAGAATAAGCAATACATACGCAATCATTGACATCAATGACATCTCAAAAGTGGATTTCAGTCAAGTGGAGCAGAATAGTGCAGAGACAGTAAGAAAGTCATTGGATGGATCTCAATTCGTTTTGAAGTGGGAGATAGAACCAACATTCATCACTGATGGAACTATTGTTCCCTTGCAAACATTATCTCATTCTGAATGCTTAACTTTAATGAGCACTCCAGAGTGGAGTGAGCCAATAGAATAAAAATAAAACATGGCAACAAAGGAAGCTGTATTTAATGTCAAGGTTAACACTGGGAACTCAGTCAAAGAAGTCCAGGATCTTGACAAGTCTCTTGATAATTTAAACAAGGCAACTGATGAGACAACCAAATCAACAAGGGATGTCAATGCTACTTTTGAGCAAGTATATGGAGAGCTCCAACCACTGACAA